ATGAAACTCAATCAGCAACAGCTGTAGCTTCAGATACTGTTACTGCTGCAGAATTGCTTGCTTTAAGAAAGAATATGGGCAAATACGGTGTTAATCCTAACGACGTAACTTATATTATTTCACAAAGTGCTTACTTCCAATTACTAGAAGACGCAGAATTCCAAGATGCTAATCTAGTTGGTGACATGGCTACTAAACTCACTGGTGAAATTGGACAGGTATTTGGATCACGTGTTTTAATGTGTGACGAATTCCCTGCTCAAGCAGCTAATGGGTACGGAGCGATTGCAGTATATGCAAGAAACTACGTAATGCCTAGACTTAGAGGTGTGACAATTGAGTCAGACTACGAAGTTGCTAACCAAAGAAGAGTTCTTGTTGCTTCACAAAGAATTGGTTTCACCGATCTAATCGATGGTGCTACTTCTAAGTGGGCTTATAAGTTCAAAGCTAGTTAATAGCTAACCTATAGTGGGGGTTCGCCCCCACTATACTTTTATATAATATTATGGCAGATTTAGTAACAACAAACGAATATAAAGACGCTGAAGGAATTAGAGGCGAGAAAGAAGACGACCGTCTCAATGTAATAGTTCCTCAGGTATCTGACTTAGTGAAGAAGTACTGTGGTACTTCATTTGTTGACTACTATTCTACTAATAAAGTTGAAACCTTTTCAATCAGCGATAACTACACCTCAACGATAATTGTCAGCGAGAGTCCGTTAACTGCTGTTGATGTTGTTCAAGAAAGAACATCATATAGTGGGGATTATTCAACTTTAACAACAGGAAACTATGAATACTATGTAGACCTAGAATCCGATGCTATCATCAGAACCGATGAACAAGGCAATACAAAAAATTGGGCAAAAGGAGTTGGAAGCGTTAAGATTACTTATAACGCAGGTTACTCTGAATGTCCTAAAGATTTAAAACTCGCTATATTTGACTTAATTACGTACTATGTAAAAGATGAGCATAAGCAAAGACAGACTCTAGGTGGAGCAACATTGCAAAACCAAGGCACTTCAGGAATGAGGACGAGTACTGACTTTCCAGACCACATCAAAAGAGTACTAGACTTATATAGAGTTGTGGTGTGATAAAAGAAGTAGAGAAGATGCTAAAAGCCTCTATAGGTTCAAGCTCTAGAGACTTCTTTGATAGATATTTTGAGCATAAGTTTAGAATTACTAGAACTTTAGTTACTGGGCCAATTAAGAAAGAAGTCCAAGAAGTTATAGCACAATTTAATAAATGGGAAACAAGTAGACCACGACAACCCGGCCTTTTCGGAGAAGGTATGGCAATAACGCACTTTCCTGATGCAGATGTAGACTTAGCAGTTAAATTAGCAGTAGAAGGTAACTTATTAAATAAAGCAGCATTTACTACTCACTTGAGTGCGGTAACAAAGAAACAGGACATGCCTACTGTTAGACAAGTAAATCAGCACGAACTTCAAGTTGATTTTAAAAAAGGGCTGATTATTAAAAAAAGAGGAGACGTAGCTAAAGGTTCAAAAGGTGAATACCAGACAGCTTTTAATGCGGCACTAACAAAAGCGTATCGAGATGCAAGAGCAGATGCTTTTGACTTATTAAGATACCCTGGTAGTAGAACAGGACATAGTGATACGCCAGCAGGACTAGTAGGGAAAGATCACGCTCCAAGAAGAAGTTCAGCTGCAGGAAAAAGAGACGGTTATACTAAGGGACATGGTACTGCAAAAAACATAAGTGGAAAGTTAGTAGCTTCAGGCGACGAACAAACAACTGTTGCAGTTATGGGACTAGCTGATGAGTGGGACACAATAAGAAGAGGAGCCAAAGTTAAGAAAGGCAAATACCAACATCAAGTTATGCAAATGGTATCTCAAGTACGAGACGAGATAATGGACGCTCTCGATGTTGAGTATTCTATTAGTAAGTTTACTAAAAATGGAAAAGGCGGTGGCGGTATAGACGATACAATTGTAGTGAATATGCACGCGACAGATGCTAAAGGAAATAAAGCATTACAACACTATGATGCTAATGGAATAAGAAAGTTTATAGAAGAAAAAGCTAAACTTATTCAAAGGGACATGCATTCCAAAATGGCTCATTTAGAGCCAGACTTGTCACAATCTCCTACAAAGAGAAAACGATTAGTTGGACAAGCAAATAAAAAACTTGTAATGAATTTATTAGGTCTTAGAGGGTTCAAAGGTAGTAACCCTGATATGAGACTAAAAGTTAATAAGGATTTATTAAAAGAAGCTAAACTGATGCCTAGGCAGACAGCAAAAGGCACAGGTGGAACAAAAAGTACAAAGACTACTACTAGAATATCGGGTAAAAATATAGGTAGAGCAGTAGTAGCAAAGGGCTCACAAAGACAAGCTAGAAAAAGTAGAAATACTACTAAGACAATGGAAAGTCCAATAGCTTTAAGAAACTTGTTAAATGAAATGTTACCTCAAATGGTAGCAAGTAAAATGACACCACCAGCACTACAATTTAGGACTGGTAGATTTGCAAACTCAGCCCGAGTTGAGAATGTAAATATTGGCCCAAGAGGGGGTATTGATGTAGATTATACTTACATGAAAAATCCTTATGAAACTTTTGAGCCAGGAAATAGACAGGGGAGTACTCAAAGAGACCCTCGAAAGATTATAGGGGCAAGTATTAGAGAACTTGCTATGGGAATATTAGGAAAACAACCTACTACAATTAGGAGACAATAATGGACGCAACTACAGCTAGAGCACACTCAACGCGTAGACGATCCATAGTTGGAGCGATTGCGAGTAAGTTGTATGAAAGTTTGAATGGAAGTGCGCCCTTTAGAAGCTCCGTTCAAAGTGTAGAACCAAGACTTAGATTCTGGGACGAAGTACAAGACTTCCCAGCAATTCAAGTGGGAGCAGGGCAAGAAACTCGCGAATACGAAGGTGGCGGGTTTCGATTTAGATTTTTACGAGTAACTATTAGGTGTTATGTGAACGACAATGATGACGTCATATTAGCACTAGAAGAGTTACTAGAAGACGTTGAAACTGTACTTGAAGATAATGATCCTTTAACGTATACGGATTCAACAGGAGCGTCTCAATCTACCGCTAAGACTTCAATCTTATCGGTCGATACAGACGAAGGTGTTTTGGAGCCTCTCGGTGTCGGAGAAGTCATCGTAGAGATTCAATACTAGAAAAAGCTTAAGCTAAATAAATATTTAGTACGGCTCTTTCAGAGAATATTAGGAGAAAATAATGGCATTTCATTTTAGTAGAGATACCAAAGTATTCATGAAGTTTCACGCTAGTGCCTCAGGTACAGACGATGCACTTTATGAAATACCAGTACTAGATGGTTACTCCTTTAGCCAGGCAACAAACAGTTCAGAGATTACTCTGAGCGAAGCTGCTGATTCATCAGGTAACAGTAAAAGAGGTAGAGCAATGTTCAACGATTCTTTTGCACCTGCAGAATGGAGTTTCAGTACTTACATGAGACCAACTACATCAGGTTCCGGCGATACATGGGCGTCTAACGGCCACGCAGGAAACGCAAAGAAATTTGCAGTAGAAGGACCTTTATGGGCAGCAATGTCCGCAACCACTTATAACCTAGGTGTAGGCGGAACAGGAGCACCAACAGCCTCATCATTTGAGCCGAATGTATTTAACTTTCAAAACTCAAATAAAGTAGCCCTTGGTGTGTTTGATTTATACTTTGTATTAGGAGCAGCAAAAGATGCTTCCCCTGCATTGTTTACAACTGGCACAGACGGCGTAACAATATATAAAATTTCTGATTGTTCAGTAGGCTCAGCATCTGTAGACTTCGATATCGAAGGACTAGCACAGGTAGCTTGGTCAGGACAAGGAAAGAAAATTAAAGAAGTAACTCAACTCAAAACTTCTTCTGGTGGAGCAACCTCCCCAGCAGTAGTAGGAGAAGAGCATACTGTCAAAGGTTTAATTAACGAAGGAGTATCAAGTACTTCAAATTATATTAGACAAAAGCTTACATCATTAGCAATTGCTTTTGATTTAAGTGACTCAACAGGAGCAGGTGAGGCAAGTGATGGAGAAGATCAATTACTAGCTGATAAAACCTATAATGTTGTTTTAACTGGTGGTAATATTACGATTGAGAACAATCTAACTTATCTAACACCAGAAACCTTAGGGTCTGTTAATCAGCCTCTAGGACATGTAATGGGAACTAGAAGTGTTTCAGGTAACTTTACCTGTTACTTAAATAGTGCGGCAGACGGATCAATGGACTTATTAGAAGACCTACATGAAGCTGACGACATGATTACTAATAGTTTTGATATGACATTTAGCATAGGCGGAGCAAGTGCTCCTAAAGTTGCAGTAGCAGTACCAAATTGCCATCTTGAACTACCAACTCACTCTATTGAAGACGTGATTGGTGTTGATGTTAATTTCCATGCGCTACCAGCTGATTTATCAGCAGCTGCAGCTAGCTCAAGTGCAAATGAAGTAACAATTACATATACATCATAATAAACTTAACGGTGGGCAGGTCTGTCCTGTCCACCTTTTTTTGGAAAAATAAATGAACGATACAGTAAAAAAAGAGCCTGCAAAAGCAGTCTCGTTAAAGAGTCTAATGACTCCAACAAAAACAGTAGAATTTGACTATCCTGGTTGTGAAGGCTTTAAAGTAAAGCTTTGTTACCTAGCTAGAGAAGAACTCATGAGACTTAGAACTCGTTGTGTATCTCAAGTATTCAATAAGAAAACTAGAGGTTACGAAGAAAAAATGGACGATGATAAGTTTTTAGTAGAGTATACTAAAGCAGTAATAAAAGGGTGGACAGGTTTTCAACTTGGATATGCAAAAAATATGTTACTTTTAGGAGATTTAACTCCTGACCAAGAAACACAAGAACTTGAATTTTCACAAGATAACGTAGAAGTGCTTATGAAAAATTCTGGTGATTTTGATACTTGGGTAACAGAACAAGTTGGTGAACTAGAAAATTTTACTCAGAGCAAGTAGCCTGGGCACTTGCACAGATTGATAGATTCTATAACGGTAGTAGTATAAGTGTAGATGCTTATCTACAAATGTGCCACGAGTTGGAACAAGAACCAGACCCAGACGAAATGCCACCTGAAATAGGGGACTTCCCTTTAGAAATTCAGGAGGCTTTTGTTACACACGCGATGTTACCTGATAGATGGGACGGAGCAAGTGGTTCTTATATGGGTAAAGATTGGTCACCGTTAAAAGATCTATTAGACATAAATGGTGTTGAAGACCATAAAACAGTTTGCTTTTTCTTAAAACATATAGAGAGCTGTAGTACGATAAATATCAACGCAGAGCTTAAACGTAAGCAAGACGCCGATAGAAGGCGAAGTAAAGCAAAAAAATAAATGGCACAGAAAAAAGTCGAAGCAGCTGAAATTATTATAAAAACCACTGATGGTGGTTCTTTTAAAATTTTTGGTCAAAAAGCTAAGAAGGCAACTAAACAAGTAGATGATTTAGGAAAAGCTTCTCAGTCAACAGACCGTCGAATAAAAGGCGTAACTCAGCAATCTTCAAACGCAACCAAAAACTTTAGCAAGCAAGCACAAACCATGCAAGGTGGGATTGTTGCTGTCTACGCAACCATTGCTGCTCAAGTATTTGCTGTTTCAGCGGCATTTCAATTCTTAAAATCCTCAATGGAAACCCGAAACCTCATAGAGGGCCAAAAGGCCTTCGGAGCAATCACGGGCGTTGCATATAAAACTTTAACAAACGACTTACAAATGGCAACTGAAGGTATGCTAGACTTTAAGGCGGCCGCAAGTTCTGTAGCTATTGGTACTGCTTCAGGTTTAAGTGCAAGTCAAATGACATCATTAGGGGTAGCCGCAAAAAACGCTTCTATGGCACTAGGTCGAGATTTAACAGACTCATTCAACAGATTAGTTCGAGGTGTGACAAAAGCCGAACCAGAACTATTAGATGAATTAGGTATTGTACTAAGACTAGAAAATGCTACTAGAGACTACGCACAGTCTGTAGGTAAAGCTAGAGATGATTTGAATGCTTTTGAACGAACGCAAGCAGTTTTAAATGACGTTTTAGAACAGGCGGAACAAAAGTTTGGTAGAATAACTGAACTTATGGATCCAGACGCTTTTGCACTTGGACAGCTAACAAAAGAAATCGACGATTTAGTACTAGGGTTCCAAGAGCTTTTAGTAAAAGTCTTACTACCTATGATTAGCTTTTTTAAAGATAATGCTGCAGCACTTGTTGCAGCCATTGGTTTATTTGTTACTCCTATTATTAGTAGTTTACTCCCAGATTTAGACGCATCTATTGCTAAGTCATCTAAAGCACAATCTACAGCACTTAGTAATATGGCTGGCTCATACAGAACAGCAGGACAAGAAATTAGAACTGTTATGACAGGTCTAACAAAAATTACAAAAGCAGATATAAGTGAATCCGCAGTCGGGTTAGATAAATTAGGTGTTACAGGCAAAGGCGCCGATATTATGGAGACTGATGCTAAAACAGGAAAGACTGCTAAGACTGGTTATAAGCAATTAAATAGAAGACAAGTAGCTGCATATAGAAGAGCAATTAAAGAGAAAAAAGGTATCTATATGAAGTTTAATGCTGAGGAAAAAGTAGCATTTAAACGTCACTTAGCTACTCAAGAAGCTCTCTTAAATAAAAGCGAAAAAGTTAAATTAGGCATTAGAAGACGTGGTCAGCTTTTAATAGATGCAACATATAATGCAGGAGTTACAGTATTTGCAGCAGCTGAAGCTGCTAAACTACAAATAGCAAAAGTCGGAGCAATGGCAATGAATGCAGTAATGAGTATTGCAGGTGTTCTTGGAGTAATTGCTATGGTTATTGCAGGAGGTAAAGCATTATTTGATTACTTCCAAAAAGGAGACAAAGCAGCACAAAAGTTCAAGAAAGAAACACAAGAAGTTAGTGAAAGATTAAAAAGTATAAATGAAGAAATGGATCGTATGGGTAAAGTTCGTGACCAAGGATTATTAGGACTTGTTGATGGAGTAGGCCAAACTGGAAAAGCACTACAATCTGCAGATATTGTAAAACTAGTTGCTAATTATAATCAGGAGTTAACGAAGTCAGGGAAATCAGCATCAGAATTTAGGAAGACTGAGCTCGGTCAACAGTTTCAGGAACAGGCTCGTCAAATAGAAAAACTTGCACCTGGAATGAAAGGTTTCCAAGCAGACTTAATGGCAGGGGCTAAAAACGGCGACGAATACAAACAAATAGCTAATGATATAATCAATGGAGCTCAAGCTCTAGAAAGATTTGCAGCGAATACTAAATCAGTTAATAAACAAATTGAAAAAACTATAGGAAGAATGGCAAAACTACCTTTCCAAGATTTAATGAAACCTCTTCAAGCTTCTGTTGATGATTTTGCCCTTGCTGTAATTCAGTTATCAGCTAGAATTCAAGAGATGAAACAAAATAAACAAAACGCTAGTGGGTTAGCCTCAAACTTTGGATCGGGCATCTATAGTGAAAAACTGCTATACCGTGACAGAGGAAATAATACTAGTACTAGCACAGTAAGTGTATATGATGAAAAGGCTCGTGACAAAGCTGCAGAGCAATTCATGAATAGTGGAGCCATGGGACAAAGCTATGGAACTGGACTTCTAGGGGCGCAAAATATGGTAGCAGATTTAGGATTGACTACTGATACTATGGCTATTGGGGACGAAGTTGATATGAATAGTAGTGTACCTGAAATCATTAAGGGACTGCTAGCAATAGACGGCAACGCTGAGTTGATAGCGAAGAAGTTTGGGAAAAGTAAAAAGGAGCTGGAGAAGATGGCTAAGGCAGTAGCGGACGCTGAAAAAGAGCTGGCTCTTATGGAACTAACTAATGAGACTAATAAAACCTTGCTTCAAGAAATGAAATTTATCCAAGAAGACATGCTGGCGTTAGAGGAAAAGAAAATACAAAACGCACAAACTTTAGCAGAGAAAGGAGTAGGAAGTGGAAAAGGTGTTGCAATGGCTAAAGCTCAATACAAGGTTTCGGTAGCGGGAGAAAAGAAACTGAAAGCTGCCGCTGACGCCCGAGTAGCAAAAGCAAACAAACAACTAGAAGTAAACAAACTATTAGATAGACTTCAAGTAGATGGAGTAATCACAGCAGATGACAGGGAGAAGCTGCTAAAAAATGAAACTGAACTTTTAAGCATAGCAAATGGAGTAACAGGGGAATCATACAAAACGCAGGTATTAGCAGTAACAAATGGTAAAAAGGCAGTTGCGAATGCAGATAAACAAGTAACTTTACAAGATCAATTATTTAAGAATGCAGGCGAACAACTTACCTTAGACCAAGCAAAAATAAATATACAATTTATAAAATTAGATGCTATACGAGAAGAACTTAGACTTAAAGGGCTTCTTATGAACATTGATAACAATCTCGCCACTTCTAATAAGTATGGGTTTGGATCTGCGGCTGAAAAACATAAAGCAAAAGGTGATAAAATAACTGCTAAACAAAACATCAATGCAAACAAACAAACAACAAATTTAAGCTCTATTCAACAGCACAACGCATCATTTACAGCAGGAATGGATCCGTTAGTTGCAATGCAGGGGCTAGACATAAATGCAGATAATTATCAAGAACTAGTTAAACTATATAGCGACAGAGTTAACTTACAACAAGAATCAACTCAACTTAGTGCACAACATACGAAGCACACACAAGAAGCGAGTAAATTTGTTACTGATCAGCTATTATCACAAACACAACTACTACATGTTCAAAGAATAAAAGGAATTACACTTAACCCTGCTGAACAATTATTTAATGAGAAAGTAGAAGCACACCTTGTGAAGTATGGTGATCTAGAAGAGTTTAATATAGAAAAAACCAAGCAACTTGCAATAGAACAAGCAAGCCTAAATATTGAAGTAGAACTAATGAATGGTATACAAGATACTCTTTCAAATGGATTCGTATCTATGTTCCAAACAATGGTAGATGGTACAAAATCATTTAAAGACGGAATGAAAGATCTTGCTAAATCAGTACTTTCAGACTTAGCAGCTATGTTTGCAAAAGCAGCTGCATTAAAGATAATGATGGCTATGTTCCCAGGAATGGGGGGTATGATGGAAGGCATTTCATCAATTCCAGGCATGGGACGATACGGTGGAGAGATGACTAAGTACAGAGGTGGGGGTATCGCAAGCGGTCCTAACTCTGGTTATATGGCAATGCTCCATGGTAGAGAAGCTGTCGTACCTCTTGGAAATGATAGAAGCATACCTGTAGATATGAGAGGTATGCCAGGCGCAGGTAACGTAGTTACTGTAAACATTACTATGAATGGTCAAGGACAAGGAGCTTCACAAGTAACAGGCGACGGTATGCAAGGTTTAGGAAGAAGTATTGGAAATATGGTACAACAACATTTACAACAAGAAATGAGGCCTGGTGGACTATTAAACGCACAAGGTACAAAAGGTAGGTCATAATGGCACTAGGATTAGCAACTAACACAGTACAGACAGGCGGAGGCACAGTCTCTGCAGGAACAAACATAACAGGCTTTAGTGCAAAAGTCGTATACGATAGAGGTATTCAACAAGCTCCAGAACCTCGTGTATTAAAAGCACAATTTGGCGATGGTTACGAAATGAGAGTTCGAGATGGTATAAATAATACTCCACGTTCTTGGGGATTAACTTTTAATAATAGAACAAAAGAAGACATAGATAAATTATATAAATTTATGAATACTCTTGCAGCAGTAGATACTGCAAAACTAACAGTACCTAACTCAGTTGACGGGGAGGAGACTGCTACAGTTGTACTAGAAGGTTATAATAGAGTTATGACTTATGATAATTTTTATTCATTAAGTTGTACAGCAAGAGAGGTTTTTGAGGCATGAGCCAGCCAATTGTAGGTACTATACCAGCTGACTTACAAGGTCAATCGATTAGCAGTAGTTTAATTACTGTTTTTGAAGTCGAAGTACCCAATAGTGATATTGGAGGTGCAGGTATAGATAAATTATACTTTCACGACGGCTCAAATGGGGCAGCAGATATTACATGGTACAGTTTACTAGACGATACTAATTTCGGGTCAACTACATCTGGACATTACGGACAACAAACTTATAGTGCGTTTCCAGTAGAATCAGAAGGTTGGGAAGTTAGAGGATCAGGAAGTTTACCAAGACCTACCGTTAGATTTGCAAATATAAATCAATATTGGAATGCACACCTAAGCGAGTATGATGATTTAGTAGGAGCAAAAGTAATACGAAGAAGAACTCTACAAAAGCATTTAGGTACAAATCCTCCTATAGAATTTAATCGAGATGTATACTATGTAGAAAGAAAAACTACAGAAACTGCTACTATGGTAGAATTTGAACTTGCAAGTGCATTTGACGTACAAGGAATTCAACTACCTCGAAGAGCAGTTGTAGCTGCACGTTGTCCTTGGAAATACAAAGACCCAGACCAAGGTGGTTGTGATTGGCCAGCAGATAATAGATTTACAATAAATAGTATTGAACATACTCTATACTTTGACAAAGATGACAATAGAATTACTACTCACGCAATCTGGGGTCGACAAGATGTTTCTAGCAATAGAACAAGTAATTTATACGCAGCACAAAGTTATTCAGTAGGAGACCATGTAGAGTACTATAGACCAATTGGAGGACTAATAGCAGCAAGTGCTGTTGGTTCGGGTGCAAATATAACTTATACTGTAGCAAGTGGTCATGGTATAACTGCAGGAGAATTTGTAATTGCAAAAGGATTTACTGATGAAGATGCAAATTTTAAAGCAGTTCCTTTATATGTAAGTAGTGTAACTTCTACTTCTATTACAGTTCAAAATCCAAGTGCAACTATAACAACATCAAGTGGGTTCTTACAAGCAACAAGAGTTACTCTATATAAATGTTTAACAGCTCATCAGCTTGCAACAGGAGATGCTGCAGATGATATAATAAGACCCACCAATATATCTTATTGGGAATTTGGAGATGTGTGCGGTAAAAGATTAAACTCATGTGCAATCCGTTACGGACACAACGCTGCTGGATCAGGTGTAACAAGTGTTATTGTAACTAAAACAAATGGTGCAGTTGGAGGTGGAAGTGGTTATACTTCAGCACCTTCAGTTGTTTTTGATAATACAGGAACTAACGGTTCAGGAGCAGCTGCAACAGCAACTGTTTCTGGAGGTAAAGTAACTCGTGTACAAATGACTTCACATGGTGCAGATTACACAACTGCGCCTACAGTATCATTTAGTGGAGGCGGGGGCTCAGGAGCCGCTGCAGAAGCTAATATTAACAATAGAGGTACATTAAATGTAGCCTTACCATTTGGAGGATTCCCAGGAGCCGCGATAGGATAATGATTGAACCAGTACTAGAAGATATAAAACAATACGTTTACGAACACTCAAATATAGAAGCATGTGGACTATTAAGTTTACAGCGAGGAAGAATTAAATGGAACCCCTGTGAAAATAAAGCAGAGAATCCAAAAAATGATTTTATTATCGACCCTTTAGATTATAAAGCAGTAGCAAATCAAGGAGATGTAATAGGTGTAGTACATAGTCACCCAGGCTGTTCACCAGACCCAAGTGAACTTGACCGAGCTGCATGTAATAAATTAGGAATTCCATGGTATATTTTTGGAGAAAATGACGAATGGATAAAATTGGAACCAAGCGAAAACACTTATGATTTACTGGGAAGACCTTTCGTTTATGGCATCTACGATTGCTTCACAATAGTGAAAGACTATTTCGAGACGCAAGATATAAATATATACCCATATGAGTATGAGTGGGAATTTTGGGAAAAGGGAAAGAATCTATACTTAGACAACTTCAAAAGTGAAGGTTTTATAGAAGTAACAGATAATAGCCTACAGCCAAATGACCTCATTTTAATGGCTCTAAATAGTGAGATTACCAATCACGCAGGAATCTATGTAGGACGAGGAAAAATGCTTCATCATGCACCTAACAGATTATCGTGCAGAGATACCTATGCAGGTATGTGGAAACAAATTACCAGAATGGTAGTAAGACATCAAAGTATGACATGAGAAAAATTTATTTAGAAGGACAACTAGGAGAAAAGTTTGGGTCAGAATGGAACCTAGCAGTAAACTCGCCCGCAGAAGCACTAACAGCTATTATGGCACA